CTACGTAGCTCAGTTGGTTAGAGCATAGCATTCATAATGCTGGGGTCCGGGGTTCAAGTCCCTGCGTAGCCACCAAACAAAACAAGGGCTTACCGAAAGGTAGGCCCTTTTTGTTTTGGGCCGATGACTACGGAGTGACTACACCATGTCCACACCGTCAGCCAACCGCTCGAAGCGGCTCTATTTCATGCTCGATCTCTTCGCCGTTTGCCGCATAGGTCGTTGCCAGTGCGTAGTCGGACTGCAAGTTCATCCAGAACTGGGCAGATGTATCGAAGTAGCGGCCCAGCCGGATAGCCGTATCAGCAGTGACTCCACGCCGCTCGCGCACTATGTCGTTGATGGTCGGCGCCGATACATGCAGTGCACGGGCAAGTGCAGCGGGAGTAATCCCCAGCGGCTCCAGAAACTCTTCGCGCAACACTTCACCAGGGTGAACGGGGCGCATGCCGTTAATTGCCATGTAGCCACCTCCTCAGTGGTAGTCGACGATTTCGACTTGTGTGGGGCCTGCGTCAGTCCAGACAAAGCAGATCCGCCACTGGTCATTGATCCTGATGCTATGTTGCCCGACCCGGTCGCCATGCAACGGCTCCAACCGGTTGCCCGGTGGAGAGCGCAAGTCTCGAAGCTCCGTTGCCGCGTTGAGCATGGTTAGTTTTCTCGTGGCAACGCTCAGGATGTTTCCCCAACGCCGGGAGCTTCCTGATTCGAACAACGCCCGGGTTTCATCACATCTGAAACTCAGAATCACGCTTTAATCCTTAACGTTAAGCGTTAATCAATCATACACCGCCTGGCTGCGCCGTCAACACGCGGTGACCGCATGCTCTGCTTGAGCCAACGGAGAGAGCCGTAGCGCTGACTCGAGGTGATCCGGCGACAGATGCGCGTAACGCATCGTCATAGTGATCGACGAGTGCCCCAGGATTCGCTGCAGGCTGAGAATGTCGCCACCGGCCATCATGTAATGACTGGCGAAGGTGTGCCGCAGGATGTGGGTCATCTGCCCTGGCGTATTGAACCCGCATCGTTTGTAGGCGCTTCGAAATGCGGAGCGGCAAGACATGAACAGCCGACCGTTTCCCGGCATGCCCAGCTTCAATGCCAGCTCTTCAACGTCCTTCGGTATCGGCACCGATCTGGACTGACGGTTCTTGGTCCGGTGAAAGTGCGCCTTACCACCGTAGATCGCGGATCGAGCGAGCGTTTCGGCCTCATCCCAACGAGCACCAGTGGCCAAGCAAAGCAGCGCAACGGGGTACGTGTGGTTGTTGATTGATCGCTTGCACTCTTCGAGTAGCTGGCGGATCTGCGGCAAGGAAAGAAATGTCAGCTCTACTTGGTCCGTCTTGATCTGACGAATGCTGCCGAGTGGATTTTTACCTACCCACGCGCCAAGTCGTAGCAGCTCCGAAAACACCGCCGACAGGTAGCGCTGTTCATGGTTAACCGTATGCGGCGAAGCGACCTTCAAACGCTGCTGGCGATAGCGCGCCCAAGCCAACGCGTCGAATTCAGTGGCGAGAGGATCGCCCAGCCGTTCTGCGATCGCCAAGGTTCTAGCCAAGCGGGTCTTCTCGTCCTTGAGCGTACAACCGTGCAACTGGTGCCAGAGCTTGATCAGATCCGATAGCCGATCATCCAACGGGCGCCCGGTTTCTTTCAGACTGTTTAAGAACTCGGTTTCATAGCGTTGCGCAGCCGCTTTTGTCAGGAAGCCTTTCTTGCGGATCCTCCGCCCCGCCCTTCCATTCTCATAGAAGTCAGCAGTCCAGGTTTTCCCATCCTTCCTTGCCGTCATACAGCACGCCCCCACCGAACATGCCGCTCTTGCAGCAGGTTCTTGATGTGCTTGTACAGGTCGCGCTCGCTCATATCCTTCGAGGCGTAATGGTCGCGAATCACCGGCCAGCACTCCCATTCGCGCAGCCGGTCGAAGGCTTGTTTAGCGCCCACTCGCTCCCGTGCCAGCAGGCTTACGAAGTTTCCCAGGAACAGCTCAACGTTCTTGCCACTGAAGCCGCGGCTGGTCTTGTAGTACCGCTTGTATTCGGTTTCATCGACCAGGGAGTCGATGGGCAAATCGACGCGAACATCATCCCGAATGAGCGTCCAAATCGGTTCGTATTGCCCAGGACGATGCAGCAACTTGAACTGGCGTAGGCCGTAGCGCCACAGGCCGTCTAGATGGGGCGCGAAGGCTGCGAACGAATCCGTCTCGATGGCTTCGCCAGTCTTTGCGCTGATCGAGCCGCTAGCGAACTGTTGAATGACCGAATGGTGATAGCGCAGCTCGATACGCCACACATCAGAATCGGGATCGTAGTTATCTGGATCGGTCGCATCGAATGAATCCCTGCGACGCCAGACGCTTTCCCAGAAATCGAGCTTGTCATGAGCGCGAGCCTGGAGTGTCTTGTTGTAGATGCCGAGCTGAACCCCATTAGCTGAGCCAAATAGAAAGGATTGGCCCTTGCCGTAGGTGGCTGACTCCATCGTCCACTGAATTTCTTTGATCCCAGAAATATCACGCACAGCGCGTGCGCGGCAGTGCATACGGGCGGTCAGGTCAGTCGGCGGCTCCCAGCCCTGAATATCCAATGCGAGGTGAACGGCGCACTGGTTGCGTTCCCGATGAGTCATAACCGCTGCGGCGTAATAGTCCATCCGTTCTTGCAGGCGCTCTGGCGACAGCGCGTCGATGGCATGAGGTGATACCTCGATTTTCAGGTGCGGCCCGATTTGCTCTAGCTTGGCGTTGAAGTTTTTGATCAGCAGGATGAAGCCGAGGTCAGCGTTCTGGAGCTTGTATTGGTAACCCGAGTCACGGCCAACACGCCCCGCATGCCAAAACTCGCCGGCGAATTCGACCATCGCGCCCGGCTTCTCGAAGAGCGCCATGATTTCCGGGCGGATCAACCCGCGATAGAGCTGACGGACCGTATCGACACCACAACGGAGCAGCCGAACACCCGATAGATCGACTATCCGAGCGGTGCCCGAATCAACAAACAGTCGGCTGCGACAATCTTCCAAGCCAGTCAGGATGTCGATTCTTTTGAAATCCTTATTCGCCATTCCGCTTTCCCCTTCACTCTGGATTACTCTGGTTTCTTACTAGGGTTTATCTGACGTGCTACAGGGACGTCAGCGCGCGAGCACGCCGGCTCGTGACTCGCCGTGCGTGCAGTGACGCGCTGACGGTCATCACCACAGGAATTGCCCCTTCTGGTACGGAACGACGGTCAAACTGCCGCCGCCCGATGGCTGAGCGACCACGGGCTGTGCGGCAGGCTGAGAGGGTCGTTGGGGGCTTTGAGCTTCTGGACGCTGAGAGCTGCCGGAGCGGTCGGGAATGGTCGGATCAAAAAAGCCGTACTCAACCACCCGATTGCAGAAGGCGAAGTCGGTTTCGATGCGGGTGCTCTGCTGCGTGTAGCACTGGCACACGGTAGGGACGCCATTCACCACGGCATGCGCCATACGCCCGAACTCTCGTGCATAGGTGTCGGGATCAGTGCTGGACATGCAGTAGAGCCGAGGGAATGAGACAGGCCGCGTCAGCTCATCGTAGATAGGCGCTGAGGCCGGTATCTGCGGCACCCGAGGGACCCGGCGCCCGATATAACTGGCGATCGTTTCGGGAGCGCTAGCCTGACCATCCCCCGCGGGGCGGATAAACGCGCCTACGGTATCCCGCACCTGATCGACCATGCTTCCAGGCGCGCCACCATCGGCGACGGGCGCGGCCTTTCCGCCGTTGTAGCGCTCATAAACACGATAAAAGAGAACTGCGGCACCGATGATCACGCACACCGCCAAAATGAACTTGGTCGGCACCTTGGTCTGGAAGTGGTGCTTGGCGTTGGTGCTGGTGTAAGCGCCGAAGTAGCGCTTATCCAGGCGCAGCGACTTCTTGTCGGCATCCTTGAAGCTGGTTTTGACTTCGACCTTCTCCACCACCACTTCGGACTCGAAGCGCAGCAGCTGGGCCGACTTGAAGACTCGCCAGTAGTGAATATGGCTGTTGCACAGGCGGCGCAAGTGAACATCCAGATAGCGCGGGTCTTGCGTGACCAGATGCACTTCGTGACCTTGGTGGCGCATGGTCTCGAAGCGGGTGATGTGCTCAGGTGGACGGGCGCGCGGGTCTCTCGCGCCAAACCAGCCTTGGGCCTCGTCGACGACAATGATCGAGTCGGCCGGCAGCTCGAACCACTTTTCTGGGTCTTCGAACTCGAACCACTGCGCTTGCAGTAGTTCGGGCTTGAGGCCGTTGATGTTGTGGTAGTAGACCACCCGACCTTCGCCATGGGCTTTCTGGTCCACTTCGCGGATGGTGTTCAGGGTCTTGCCGTGGCCGGGTTTGCCGGTGCGGATAACGAGCATGGCGCCTCCTTAGGCTTCAATGGAGGTGCCGCCCGGCTTATGCCAGACCTGAGCACGACGACGGTCGGTGGCCTTGTCGATCCCGGCCAGGATGAAACGCGTGGAGATCGCCGCGAAATACAGATTCACCACCACATCGAACTTCGCTTGCCCAAGAATCCCTTGAATTACCGGGCCCACATTGCCCATATAAGCAAACAAGTACTCCTGAGCTTCGCCGATGATCAGGTTGAAGCCCATATAGGTGACGAAGCCGAAGCCGATCATCTTCAACACCATTTTCACCAGCGGACCAAGGACGATGACGAGCATCTGAACAATGAACAGGAACTGCATTTACTGGCCTCCTAC